AATATGTGTTTGGGGAATTACATGGTGAAGATTATGTATTGCAAGACGATAAAGGTCAAGACACTAAAGTAATTAGAGAGTATTACATTAAAAAATTTAAAAAGATTGGTGAACGTACAATAACAAAAACGGTACCAGTATATAAATGGGATTAAATTAATATAATTATGAAACAATACGATGTAAAATATGATGTAGGTCAAGAGGTCTATATAATCGCACAGAACAAAATTTTTAAGAGTAAGATTGATAAAATTAGAATTATAGAGCGAGGGCCACATCAACGGTTAATTGATAAAGAAATAGTGGAATAGATAATTACGGTTAAATGTTCGTAATCAAGGAGGGTAAACTTAGGTTTATACCTCCTTTTTTTGTTTAAAACTTTACTTTATGATATTTATAGTTAAATATTATATATGGAAAAAAATATTAACATAAATTTTCCCTTTAGAGACAGTAAAAAAGGTTATTTTGTTGACCTTACCACTACAGACGCTAAAGCCATTAAAGCCGATTTAATACACTTACTTTTAACAAACAAAGGTGAGCGATTATACTTACCAGAATTCGGCGCTAACCTACGTAAATATCTATTTAACCCATATGATGAAATAACCAAACAAGACATCAGGGACGAAATAGATGAGGCCGTGAAAACTTATATTCCAAACCTAGTGGTTACCAAATTAGAGATAGACCAATCCACCAGAAGTGAGTACGGAGTGGTGGTAAGATTGGATTATGTGGTCACTACCGATGTGTATGAAAGTGCTGATTTCGTAATTATTAATTTATAAAAAACCCTTTATTTTATTTATTTTTCCATTAAATTAATATTTATATAATAAACATAAAAGAATGGGAAAAAGAATTGCATATTCCAGTAGGAATTTCGCTGACGTTAGAACTGAGTTAATAGATTTTGTCAGACAATATTATCCAGACGTACTAACCGATTTTAACGATGCCTCTGTGGGTATGATGTTAATCGAACTTAATGCTGCCGTTAGTGACATGCTATCGTTCAATACAGATAGGATGTTCCAAGAAACTCAAATTGACTACGCACAACAAAGGAGTTCAAAACTAGCCATGGCTAGAACCCTAGGAATCAATGTGCCTGGGAAAAGACCTTCAATAAGTATTGTTGATTTCTCGGTTACAGTGCCAGTTTTAGGTGATAGTTTTGATATAAGCTACGCACCAATCATAAGAGTTGGTGCCCAAGTTTCTGGGTCAGGTAAAATATTTGAAACAGTAGATGATATTGATTTCGCAAGTCCATTTACTACAGGAGGACTTCCAAATAGATTAATTATTCCTAATTTAGATAGTAACAATACAATCATAAATTATACCTTGACAAAACGAGAAATTGTCATCAACGGTATTACCAAAGTATTCAAAAAAACAATAAATACTGCTGATGTAGTTCCATTCTATGAATTGATATTACCAGATAATGATGTATTGTCAGTTACATCTGTAATCACCAAACCAGGAACCAATTATACAGGTACCCCAACAATCGATGACTTTTTAGATGATGATTTGATGTGGCATGAAGTTAGAGCTTTGGCTGAGGATACCAAATTTATTGAAGATACAGCTAGTACTTCAGATAACTCTGGTATTAAACCAGGAAAGTGGGTTAGAATAACTAGAAAATTTATAAGAGAATATACCGATAATGGATTTTCCAGAATAATTTTTGGTGGTGGAAATCAAGATATAACCGCATTGAGTAGTTTTGGCAATGAAAATTTAGGTAATAGAATAGGTGATTTTATCAATAATCTATCATTGGGTGAGACATTAACGTCAAATACTACATTATATATCCAATATAGAGTTGGCGGCGGAGCCAGCACCAATTTAGGCTCTAACACCTTAACTACGGTTAATTTATCAGATATGTTTGTCAACGGAGCCAACAATAATACAAATAAGTTGGTTAAAAGGTCATTAACTGTTACAAATCCCATACCAGCTTTAGGCGGTAAAAACGAACCTTCAGTAGAAGAACTTAGAAATTTAATAAGATATAACTACAAATCTCAAAATAGAGCCGTAACAATAAAAGATTACCAAGGGTTGATTAGTGTTATGCCAGGAAAATTTGGAGTCCCATTTAGAAATGGTGTCTATGAAGAACAAAATAAGCTAATGATAGCTATTTTAGGTCTGGATGGAAATGGTAAATTGACCAATACCTCTACCAGTACACTTAAAAACAATATTTCACATTATTTAGCTGATTATAGAATGATGAATGATTATGTTGTTATTTTAGATGGTCAGGTTATAAATTTATCATTTGAATTTGACTTATACGTTGACAAAGACTACCCCCAATCTCAAATAATGACTAGAGTTATAAATAAAGTTGCCGAATTTATGGATATCAACGAACACCATATGGGTGAAAATATCTATCTAGGTCAACTAATAGAAAACGTTAATAATGTACCTGGAGTAATCAATGTAATTGATATTAGGGTCTATAATAAAGTAGGTGGCGGTAAGTATTCAATGAATGAGATTGAACAACCATATTTAAACGAAGAAACAAGACAAGTTGATTTATCTAATGACTATACGTTATTTGGTAATCCTATTAGTATGTTTGAGGTTAAATACACTGAAAAAGATATTATCGTAAGAGTAAAATAAAAAAAAATATGGGTTGTGGATGTAAAGGCGGTTCTAAATCAAAAGAAAAAGAAATTTTCGAGAAAAAAGATATAACATTTAGTTTTATAATTAATAAAATTTTAGCAGTAACTGCAATAGTAATTATATTAACAATACTAATGGTGCCGATGATATTATTTATTTGGTATTCAGGTATTACGTCAGCGTTGAAAATGGAAAATGATTTAATAAAGAGATTGATAAATACATTTAAAAGAGAAAAACCTTGTGAAGATGACCTAATAGTTATGGAACCAAGTATTGAATAATATGTCAAAAAGTATAAGAATAAGAACTGAGCCTAACGGTGGGGATAAGCACATAAAATTTCAACTAAATCAGGATTTTGATTTTCTTGAAATTTTATCATTGAAAATAAGCCAAGAGGACGTCTATAGGACGTTCTACTCGGATTATGGAGCTGTTGTCGGTAGAGTTATTGTAAATAGCGGAGTTGGTGTGCCAAACGCAAAGGTTTCTATTTTTATTCCATTGACTGAAGAAGATGAAGAAGATGTTGAATTAAGTGCAATTTATCCTTATACAGATATATCAATTGTAAATTCTGAAGGAGTTAGATATAACACTCTTCCTAGCGAAAAAAAAGGTGAATGTCACGTACCAGTTGGGACATTCCCAAAGAAAAGAGATATTATAGATAATGATAAATTACTAGAAGTATACGATAAGTATTATAAATACACTACCACAACCAACGACTCTGGTGATTTTATGATTTTTGGAGTTCCAGTTGGAACTCATCTCTTAAATGTAGACGTAGATTTATCGGATATCGGAATACTATCCCAACGACCTTATGATTTTATAGACCAAGGAAATCCCAGTAAATTATTCTATTCCCCAACCAAGTTTAAATCAGGCAAAAATTTAAATAACCTTACTCAATTAAAAAATAGACAAATTGGGGTCAATATAATACCATTTTGGGGTGAAGCGTTGGATGAAGAGGTTGGAATAACTAGAGTTGATATAGATTTAAATTATAATTTAGAACCTAAGGCTATTTTTATAGGCTCTATATTCGGGGATACTGAAAAAAATAGTGTAAATAAAAATTGTAGAGCTAGAAAGAAATTAGGTAAAGTATGTGAAATGGTTGAGGGTGGTGGAACAATAAAAATGTTACGTAAAACTTTATTTAATGAAAATGAGAGATATGATGTTCAGGGTGGGAGACCTATAGATGATAATGGAGTTTGGGCTTATCAAGTACCAATGAATTTAGATTATATGGTAACCGATGAATATGGGAAGTTGGTTAGAAGTGAAGATGTAACCAAGGGTATACCAACCAGGGCTAGAGTACGATTTAAAATATCAATGGATGTTACTGGTGGCGAAGGTAGGATTAGAAGTAGAGCAAATTATTTAGTCCCACATAACCCTAGTGAAGTCACTGAATTAGATTATTCGTTTGACGAAGGTACATCTGATGATAATTTTAGAGATTTTTATTGGAATAAAATTTATACAGTTAAAAATCACATATCTAGATTTCAAACAGATAATAAATTAAGCAACAGAAATTTTGTTGGTTATAAAGATGTGGATGATTGTCCTGGCCAGAAAAACCCATTGCCTTATAATACGATAGATAAAGATTTAAATCCATTATACATAATACTTTGTGTGGTGATAACTGCAATTGTGGCCATTGTTTCTGGGGTTAATAAGGTAATAAAAATTATTAAAAAATTATTTGGTGGGTTAAAATATATTACCATAAATTGTAATGGCGACCCATTTAAACCAGGCATTGGTGATGATACTAAACTATTTAATCAATGTATCAGAACTTTATTGGCTGAAGAATTGG